GCGTGGCCAAAGCAGCGCGGGAAATGGGCCTTGAAGAGCGCGGCTTTAAGCGTCTGCTAGACCGCGCCGGAATGACGGCAGATGCTCGAACAGATTATCGTTTGGACCCAGCGATCAAAAATGGCATGGAAGCCATTGGCACGCGCATGGTTCCTGCGTTGGCGTGGGCCAAGATTCCGCCGAAAGATGGCGAGATTGGCTATTCGCTTATGCTGCGGCCCGAAGCCGAACCGCCAGAAGCCTTTGCAGAGCGCATACGCGAGGCGCTGGAGGGCATGGTGCCTGCCGAGCCTGTGGTGGCACCTGAAAGCGTGATGGCCGATCTGTGCGCTGTCTATCCGCTGATGGACGCCCACGTTGGAATGATGGCGTGGGGCCGCGAAACTGGATCGCAGGATTATGACCTTGACCACGCGGCCAAAGACATGAGGCACGCTTTTGCCAAGGTTCTGGCGCTTACGCCTGCTGCCGAGCAAGCGATATTGATTATTGGCGGGGATTACTTTCACAGCGATGACACGACAGGCGAGACTTTTGCAAAACGCCATAATCTTGACATGGCTGGGCGGTTCTGGGAGATAGTCGACGTTGGCATAGAGATCATTTCTGAGACGATTCTGCGCCTTTTGCAGAAACACGGTCGCATTCATGTGCGCGCGTTGCGCGGCAACCACGATCCCCATTCCATCATGACGCTTATTTTCTCTTTAGCTGAACGCTATCGTAACGAACCTCGGATCACGATTGAGAAGAACCCGCGCGATCTGTTCATGATGCAATGGGGCAAGTGCGCCATTTTTGCTCACCACGGCGACAAAAGCAAACCGCAGCAGATGGCGCTTTATCTGTCGGATGTTTGCCCATTCTGGTCAGACACACGCCATCGGCATTATCTGACGGGCCATATACACCACGATCAGGCCAAGGACATTGGCCCCCTGCGCCATGAGAGCCTTCGCGCCTTTTGCCCGCCAGACGCCTATGCGGCAAGCATGGGATACGGCGGAAGACGGGCGCTGCAGTCCATGACCTTCCATAAAGTGGACGGCCTAGTGCTTCGCGCATTAGACCCGATTGACAGAATAGGGTAATGCGTTTGCATTACTTCAACCACTGTTCGACCGAAGGCAAATATTTGTGGGGGTGATCTGCACCCTGAGCGCATGGACCGTGGTGTCCTGCCTTCTCTACCCCACGCAGGGCCTGATTTGATTTACATACCACGAAGCCACTGTTCGACCAATGGCAAATATTTGTGGTCTTCGCCGTATTTCTCAACCCACGATGCTTTGCCATTGTGGATCGCATCTGGGCCGTCTTGATGGTGCGCCTTGCAAAGTGGTATCACATCCATGTCGCTGGCCTTGGCAGACCCGTATCGGCCAGAAATTACATGATGGGCATCACTTGGCCCGTGCTTCAAGCAAATGATGCAGGGCAGTTGTTTGACGCGGGCAATGTGCGCCCGCGCCTTAGCTGTGCCTCTTTCGGCCTTGGGTTTCTTCTGACCCAGTGGGCCTTTTCCTGTTAGGTCAACCATCTTTCCCACTTCAGACATTGCACATTGTTTTTCTGCGCCATTTCATAAAGGTGGGCAACCCTTGCCTTTGACTTTTTGGCCCGTGCTATTGCCGCTTCAATACGGTCTTTTTCTTCATACAGTGGCGGCAGTTGGGCATAGGCTGCGGTTTTCATAAACGGCTTGAGTATCCAGTGCATGATTACATCCCCAACGCTGCGCGATACGTCATTTCGATTGCTTCTTCCTCAGCCAAATCATCGGCGCGTTTCTTGCGCAGCGCCACGACCTTGCGCAGAACCTTTACATCAAAGCCTGATGATTTGGCATCGGCATAGATTGCTTTGCGCACCTCAGTTTCGTCTGAAATGGTGGCATTCTGCGCCTCAATGCGTTCCACAATCTGAAGCAGTTCTTGGTTGATGTCTTGCATATCAGTTCCTCGGTTTGGTTGGTGGAAGGATTTTAAGCACGGCTTTGCCTTCGTCGGTCAGCCGCCAGTGGTTGCCTACAGTTTCAATCACAAAGAATGGGCCATCATCGGGCTGGTCTGCACGTTCAGCCCAGCCGACCAGTTCAAGGCTGTAAAGAGCAGCGCCATGAACTCCGCTGTGAATTGATGTGAAAACTTCTTGCCCGTATTGCTCAATGTCTTTGAGCGCTTGCCACCTTGTGGCGTTTAGTCTTGGTTTCATTTGCTCTCCTTTTCGGACCACTCGACATTGTGCCGGGCGCCATATTCGTAAATCGTTTCGATCAGATCCGACATTTGCGGCTTGGTTAGCTTTGACGACCTGAACCCTAGCGGAAATGGGCCTGACCCATCTAAGCCTTCCGCGAATGCCACCTGATGGCCTAGAGAGTGCATAAAGGCGCACTTCCAAGTTTCAGGCGTCCATCTGCGGCCTTCTGGGCGGGCCATTGCCACATCGGTCAGCATGGCCCAAAGTTTGTCGTTTTGCTCCAAGGTTCGATCACCGCCCGCAATTGTCACGGTCGCCAAGTCTGGCGCAGCGTCTATAAGCTGGTGGGCATAGAGGCGCTGACGCAGACCTGTGAGGCGGACCTTGTATGGCATCAGCCTGCGCCCTGATTGGTCCAATATGACACCATCACCGCGCTGACCTCATCGCGTGGGATGTCCAGTTCCTTTGCCACCTTGTCCATCGTCATCGATGCCAAGGCATGCCATATGCCGCCAGCCTCTTCTTCAAGGCGGTCATATGTAGCAATGATTAGTTTTTGATTAGACATTAAACTTCTCCCGCAGCTGCTGAAGTTTCATGTCCAGATCGCCCAAGAACTTGATGACCTCGGCCTTGATGTCTGTCTGCGTGGCGTGATCTGCGTGGACCCGCTGCATCCAGAAATTCATATCGCCTGGCATACGGGGATCGAAGCTGACGAAATCACACCACTTTCGGCCAGTGCACATCATCTGCACCTGCATCTGGATCATGTATTGAGATGGAACCTTGCCATCCAGCAGCGTTTCAATGTGGGTGGCAGAGTTTGGGCATTTGATTTCGATCAGCCCATCCGATCCCACCAACCCATCAGGTGATGCACCGAAGCCTAAGATGGTTGGGTGCGGGACAAAGCCTGTCTCCAAAACCGTTTCGCCTGTCATCAGTTCATAGGCCATGCGGGCTTGCGGTTCGGTATCTGTGCCATGCTGCATGGCGGCGCTGGTGAAGCCTTTCACAGAGGTCTGTGTCAGATGCTCGGTGATAAGCTGGGCCATGTAGTTAGCCCGGCTGGCCGCATAGCCAGACTTTGTTTTTGCCATCACATCTGCGGTGCGGGATGCTGTGACACACCCCAACCGCGCTGCAAACCATTCTTCACTGCGCTGTTCCAACGTCACCTCCCAAGGCTGCTTTTTTCTTGAGCATGGCGATTGCATCAACCGCTTGCTTTTCGGTCATGTCTTCCAGCGTCTTCACCTTCCAGTAAGTGCAGAACTTCACTTCGTCTGTTTCGGTGTCAAAGATCAGTTCGTTGACCTCTTGGAACTGCTCTGCGGTGATTAAGCGGATTAACTCCGCTTTCGGCGCGGCTTTCGCAGCTGCGTTGCCATCGTCATCTTCCGGCGCAATGCCTGTCAGGCTTTCAAGGCCGATCCGCTTGGCATAGGTCGTGGCCGATTTCAAGCCCTGCATGTCCTGCTTGTTGATGATTAGCGGCACATCGCAGGAGATGCTGGTTTCGCTAGCGCCATGAACAAGCATCGTGCGCATTGCTAATCCGTGTTCGTCACGCACTACTGGCTGGAACATCGTGATGCCTTGCTCGGTCAACACAGGCATAGCAACCGAAATCACATCAGCCAGATCCGCATACTTGCTTTTAAACGCTGGGTTGGTCGCGCCTTTAACGACCTTGCCCATGTTGGCTTGTGCGGCGCACAAAGCCATGTAGATGTTTTTATGTTCGGTCATTTCAGAACCCCAATCCATAGCCCAAGAAGAACAGGCCGTAGCCCATCGCAAAGAGCATCACTGCCCCAACTGCATCTTCAATCCACTCACGCATTAGTAAAACTCCACTTCGTTCCAGAGAGACAGGATTGCGTCCTGCAACGCTTGCGGCAATTCTTTGATGTTGAACGGCGTGTCCAAAATGAACAGCTGGTCAACCTCAATCGTGTTCATATCCACCTCTTGCCAGACAGGCGAACCCGGCACGCCGAAGTCTGTGCGGACGCTCTCTGCAACGAAGCGGACCTTGATTTCTTCACCCTTGTAGTATGCTTGCATGGTCTTTTCTCCCATTCTTGCGTTGTTCGTCTAACATTGGTCTAACGATCTTGCTTGCGCTTGTAAACAACTATTTGCATCAAGCGCAACTTTATGCAAGATGGCCGCATGGAAAACACATCACGCATCGCTCTGGCCCAGCACATCAAGGCCGAAAAAATGAAGAAGAAAGATTTTGCTGAGATGCTCGGTGTCAGCGCATCGCAGCTTTCCCGCTGGTTGTCTGGCTCGGTCGTGCCGGATCGCCTGTCACGCAAGTTCGTGGAGTTCGCCACCCGGCAGATCGTATCAGCGGATGGCTGGCAGTGAAGATTCAACCCAGCTTTGCCCGCAAGACCCGCAACAAGTATGGCGCGAAGAAAACACAGGTGGGCGAGGTTACCTTCGACAGCAAAAAGGAAGCCCAGCGCTTCATGGAGTTGCAGCTGCTGGAACGGGCCGGGGAAATCACTGATCTGCGCCGACAGGTTAAGATCGAACTGATGGGACAGCATCGCCCGCTATACACTCGCACGGGCCGAAAGATGAAACTTACCGCCGATTTCGCTTACATAGAGGACGGCATTGAGGTGCTTGAGGATGCCAAGGGGATGTGGACCCGTGACTTTGAGGTGCGCTATGCGGTCGCCATTGCGATGGGGCTAAATTTGCGCGTGACGTAAATAACGCTTTATCTGATGCTCAATGAGGTATAGAAAAAGAAGTGGGCAGGGAACGCGGAAACGTTCAACCTGCCCTAGTAATAGCCGCAGCGGGGGAGAAGACCGCTGATCATCGGCAAGCGCAGCATGGATGCGCTGATCGTGGTTCTACATCACGATTGGCAACTCCACAACACAAAGGAGTGCCAAGATGCACAGTTTCGATCCAGACATAGCGCAGCGCGTGGGCGTCCATGCCGCTGTGATCTACCAGAACATTTTCTGGTGGACCCAGAAGAACGCTGCGAACGGGAAGCATATCAAAGACGGGTATGTTTGGACGTTCAACAGCAGAACGGCTTTTGCCAAACTTTTCCCATATCTCACTGAGAGCCAGATCAAGACTGCATTGCAGAAACTTTGCGACAGTGGGTTGATCATAAAGGGCGAATACAACGCATCAAGCTATGATCGAACGAACTGGTATGCCACGACCGAAAGCGCGAAGTGGTCTGAAAGCGCGAATTTGGCCGAAATTGCCATTGGTCAAAAATCGCCAATGGGCTGGATACGGATAGCCAATGGGCTGGATACGGATAGCCAACCTATACCAGATATAAACACAGATCATAAACCAGTTGGTAAACAAGATAAGGCGGGCAAGCCGCCTGTGATCAATCAAGCCTCAGAGATTTTTGATTGTTTGACAATGTGGGCTTCAGAAGTTGCTGTCAAAAGTTTCATCGAGTATCGCAAGAAATCCAAGAGCAAGGGCTTGACCTTAACCGCAGCCAAACGGCTTGCATCCACCTTACAGGAGATATTCAATGCAGGAGAAAACCCCGATGACGCACTTGGTCTCGCAGAAGAACGCGGATGGCAGACAGTCAAGGCAGATTGGTATTTCCAATCTCAGCGAACTGACAGAGGAACAAATCGACAAGGGTCGGGCATGGCTGCGGCTTTTGCCACAGTTGCAGCAGAATGCGCTGCCAGAGAAAGATACCGTGCTGAGAATCCAGAAGACCCTAATGACACCATGCTCTGGGGTGTGGATATCAGCTAGGGTCGCTGCGCTTCTCAGCCCCTATTACGAAAAAGACACGCCACAGGCTGTGCGGGAAATGGAAGCCAGAGATTGGGAACACGCTCTAAGCGGCTTTCCCCAATGGGCCATAGAACGCGCTGTGCGCTGGTGGAAGTCAGATGCCAACACAGACCGCCGGAAACGCCCTCTGGAAGGCGACATCGTGGCTCGGTGTAGGGTTGAGATGGACGGCGTAGCATCAGCGTCTAAGGCGCTGGAGATGAAGCAGCGCGGCGCAGAGCATAAGCCGGAACCAAGGGAACGTATGTTACCAGAACGGGCCGCGGAAATCATGCGCGATGTTGGCTTTGGCGTGAAGCGGATGGAATGAGCATGGCCGCATATTACAACGAATATGACCCAAAGGCCGCTGCTTGGCTACGGGAATTAATCAAACAGGGTCACATCGCTGATGGCGTAGTTGACGAGCGGAGCATCGAGGATGTCATACCAACTGAGCTTGCTGGATTTACTCAGTGCCACTTCTTCGCAGGAATTGGGGTCTGGTCCTACGCCTTGCGACGAGCGCGATGGGCAGATGATCGTCCTGTATGGACGGGATCATGCCCTTGCCAGCCTTTCAGCGCGGCGGGCAAAGGAGCAGGGTTTGATGATGAGCGGCACTTGTGGCCCGCGTTCCATCACCTCATCAGCCAGTGCCAGCCTGCAATCGTCCTTGGTGAGCAAGTTGCAAGCAAAGACGGCCTTGGTTGGCTCGACCTTGTATTGTCTGACCTGGAAGCAACGGGATACGCCGGGGGGGCGGTCGATCTCTGCGCTGCGGGCGTCGGTGCGCCGCATATCCGTCAAAGACTCTGGTGGGTCGGAAGACGGTTGGGCGACACCATTAACAGGCAACGCGAAGGGGACGTTCTACACCCGCTATGGGTCGGACGGGATAGCTGCGGGGCGGTCGGCGGCGTTGCAGGATCAAGCGCAATTGGCGACATGGGCAACACCGACAACGCGAGATCACAAGGACAGCGGCAATCTGGAAACTTCGATGCACCGACAGGACGGCAAGTTGCGGGACGATACAGTGCCGAGGCAAGCCTGGATGGCAGGATGGACAACCCCAATCGTGCAGGACAGCAAGCAGAGCGGATTGGCTCCGTCTGGAACGGGTCACAGCCTGAAACTGTCATTCGAGGTGCAGAAATCGGGTTGGCCGACAGCGCAAGCATCGGACGGGTCGAAGGGGTCACGCACGATGGATGGCTGCGAGGCGGAGATTGCGCGGAAGGGCTGTCTGGGCGATCTGCCGTCAATGGTGATTTGGGCAACTGGTTGGCCGACGCCAGCAGCATCAGATGGGGAGAGAGCGGGGTCTGGGATAACAGCGGGAATGACGGGAACCAGCCTGACGCAGATGTCAAAGATGGTATCAGCTTGGCCGACACCGCAGGCGCGGGACAGCATCAACGCGGGCTACGCAACGGAAGAGAGTTTCAACGCAGCGCACTCTCGCCACAAGGAGAAGGGCGTTCACAAACAGATTGCTCTGTCGGATTTGACAAAAATGTGGACATGGCCCAGCGAAACTTTCCAAGCGGCCCGACTAACGGCCACTGGAGAGATGCTGATTGGCTCTTCTGCCGGGATGGAAAGTGGCGGCCAGTTGAACCCGGCACATCCCCGCTGGCTCATGGGTCTGCCGCCAGAGTGGGACGATTGCGCGGTTATGGCAATGCAATCGTTGCCCAAGCAGCGCAAGCGTTCGTCGAAAGTGTAATGTGAAAATAGTTGCGCTAAGTGCAATAATGTTGTTGCCAGCGTTTGTGGATGTTGTAAGGTGTCTACAAGAACACCGCAACATGAAGGGAAGAACAAAATGACCACCAAAACTATAGAAGAGCTTGAAGCCGCTTTTGCAAAACTTGCGGATGATTATGAAATTGCTCGTGATGGTATTTTTGAGTCAATGCGCATGTTCTCCCAAGTTTTGACAGATAAGGCATTCGCCACGCGGGATGTTGTGTGGGCTGATTACTGCAATGCTCAAGAAGAACTTGAAAAAGCTAAACTGGAACAGGGAAAAACAAAATGCTAACCATGACAATCGCTGGGAACGTCGGCAAGGACGCTGTTCTGCGCAACACGCAGGGCGGTGAACCCGTGCTGGGCTTCTCAATCGCCATCGACAACGGCAAGGACAAGAACGGCCAGAAGCGCGACAGCACTTGGGTGCAGTGCAGCATTTGGGGAAAGCGGGCTGACAGCCTAAGCAGCCACATTGTCAAAGGCACGAAGCTGGTGGTGTCTGGTCGCCCCGGCGTTGATGTTTACGAAGGCAAGGGCCGTCTGACGCTTTCAGTGCAGGATCTGACGTTTATGGGCGGCACAAAGGAACGCAACGAACAAGAACCGCAGCAAAATAGCCGCGATGATCTTGATGCGGATTCTATCCCATTTTAGGAATTAGGAAATGAACGAGCGCATGGAATATAACATTGTTAAAGACCAGCGCGGTGTCCTGCACACCATGCTGGACTCAATGAAGCGCGGCGACGAGGTGGTATATCACATAGGTGAATACGCCGCAGGCAAGCACAAAGCCGATGCGCTGGAACTCTACAACCAAGGCAAGTGCATTCTTTACCAGCGCAAACTAGGTGATGGTAAGTTTGCCTACATCGCCCGCAAACCTTTGAAACCGTGAGGGTTTGGCAAGTGGGTGATCCAGTGGGGATGGGCGAGGTCTACTTGCCGAGCAGAGACAGCAAGGAAGCCTACAACGCAGCGTGTAACGAGGAACTGCTAGACAGCGCTGCGCGATATGCAATGGAACTGAGGACAGTTGAGGCAAGACGGGATTTCATTGCAACTTGGCGCGAGAACCAACGCAATGCACTCAAAGCAAAAATCAAAACCCTGTGGGAGACACGGAATGACTGACGATCTGATCAAGCGGCTGCGGGCTGGAGAGCATTGGCCCAAAACTTGCGCCGACCGCATCGAAGAGTTGATTGAGCGCAACAAGGAACTGACCCTGCAACTGCTTGCTACAAGCGGTCAGGCCGCAGATGCTCTGGACAAAATCGCCAAGGCTATGGAGGTGCTGCGTCCTTTCGCTGATGTGCTTAAAGGCAATTACTTTCATCAACCGGATACTATGCCTATTAGTATGGGTTTTG